GAACGTGATGACGGGGTTCTGCCCTGGGAAGGCGGTCAAGCCAAAGTCCCGCAGCGTGCCAGAGATTGTTGGCAAGGGTGCCTCCTAGGGCGTCGTGCTTTTAATTGGTTGCCCGATCCGCTAGACTCGCGGCATGGGGAAAATTGGGGGACTCGCGTTAGTGGCCGTACTCGGCCTAACCGGGTGCGCTTCCTCAGCCGTAGCAGCGGAACCCGCGGCGAACATCCAGCCCGCAGCAAGCGTCACAAGTGACATGCTCACCGGGCTTCGACCGCACCTGACCACACTGAAAGCCAGCGACAGCGACCTGATCAGCGAGGCATACGGGGCTTGCGTGAGTCTCGTGTTCCAGAGCAAAGACGCCTACCGCGAAGGTGTCATGAAGCAGTACGCTGACGTGAAGCTAGCCGTCGATCACCTCACGGTTGCCGCCGCGGCTAAGAACTACCTCTGCCGCTAAACGATGCGCTTAATCTGCCGTGTCGCCGGGTCCATGTAGAGATTCGACGTGACACCGCTAACCGTGGGCAGGCCGTCAATCGTCACGTAGCCGTCGCCGACCGAGAGCTGCGACCCGCCGGAGAAGATCGAAGTCACCGCGGCGCTGGAGAGAAGCCCGGCGTTGCCAGTACCCTTCACCACGACGGTGCCGCCGTTGCCGCCAACGCCACCGCCGGAGATAAACTCGATGCCGCCGTTGCTAGCTGACGGGGAAATCCTCGTGTTGCCGGCGTTGATCTTTCCGCTGTTCGTGACGTTGAGGTCGTTTTGCAGAGTCGTCACACCCTCCACAGAGAGCGTGCCGGTGGTTTTGGTTGCGCCGTTGAGGTTCGTTGGCCCGTTGTTCGTGAACGTTCCCGTGCTGGTCACGTTGCCGGCAATGGTCGTCGCGCCATTGATGTTCGTAGGCCCGTTGAGGTTCGTGGTTCCGGTGAACGTGGACGGCCCGGACTGGGTCAGCGTGCCGGTGAACGCGATAGTGCCGTTAGCCTGGAGCACGCCCGATATCGTCGCGGTACCCGTGACGTTGAGCCCGCCGTTGCTGATCGTGATCACGCCGCCGTCGTACACCTCAAACCCGCCACGACCCACAGCGCCGTTGTTCATCGGCGCCGCGTTCTCCAACGCCCTCAGGCGGCGGAAAATCTCAGACACCATGGACTGAGACAGATTATTGATCATGCCCATGTCATGCCCCTGCCGGTTGAAATTCGAGCTTGACCTCAGGGCCAAGACTGCCGCTGAACTTGATCAGCCGGTGCGACGACAAGCCCGCAGGCAGCCACGGATCCGCGTCTGACCTGACGTTGATCGCGTCTCCAAGGCCCATGCCCGTGATGTTTAGCGAATCGCTTTTTAGGACGGTCATCGCGTACTGCCTCGTTGGGGCTGAGAGCGCCCGGGACGCTTCGACCGCGAGTTCTCCCAGCACGCCGAGATTCGTGACGCCCTTGTGTGGGGTGACGTTCTCAGCAGCGGGCCGCGAATGATCCAGCGATGGATTAGACCTGACGAGAGTTTTCTTCTCGCTGCCTTCACCAACTGCATAGGCGTTGTTCGCAAAGCGACTGGTGTCCGATGTGGCGCTCACCTTCAAGGCCCTAGCCTTCGGGGCGTCAAGGTTGTACTCCCACGAGTTGGACGTGGCAAGGTTCGGCGCGGCACGCATGACCCATTCCAGGGAACCCGACGAGGACCAGCGCGGGGCGAAGTCGATGTCAGGTCCGCCGTCAGACTCCATGATGTTCTTGAGCGAATCAGTGACAAGCTCCATCGTGTACCCGTAAAAGGACCTGGTCGAAGTGCCCGCAACGTCCGCGGGGAACACGATAGGCAAGTCATACCAGCCGCCAGGCGAGATTGCTTCCTGCACCAGGCGCTTAGCAATCGTCCCCAACGATAAGGGCCCGTAAGACAGGGTCGTCGTCATGATATTAGGGACGCCATGCTGAACAGCCATGCGGTCGTCAAGGATCGACCAAATGTCCGAATGGTCAACCCGGAGCGTCCCGGCGTCCTTGTCGTAGCTAGTCCCGTCAATGACGCCAGCAGAAACAACCACCGGGCCGACCTCGTAGACCAGCGTGTTCGACCGCTCAACAATCAGGCCACGAAGATCAAGCTTCTTCACCATCGAGTCATTCACCGGGATAGTCGCACTCCCAGAAGACCCCTCGTTGAAGCAGCGCGCCCACGTAAAGTCAGTCACGGGGATGACGTTGAGCCGCTGCCCGGTGATCGTGTCGCACACCCAAACCCGTTCAAGTGCCGCCAAAGGAGGCCTCCTTAGATGTAGGTGTCGAGCATGGACACGGTCGCCGTAGCTGTGCCCGTGGTGATCGGCTGGAGCCGCATATTAGTTGCTGTGGATCCGCCCTGGATGCGCCAGATATCGGCGCGCGTCACGCCGCCAGACACAACCGAACCGCCACGAACCAGCAGCCCCGTCGCCATATCAATCGTGTGCGGATTGCCAGAAGTCAACGCCGTAGTCACCCGATACTCCGCGCCACCAGACGACTGCAACACATACCCGCCCGGCATCGAACCAGCCACCACGACAGTCGGATAGCCCACCGCGTTACCGCGATGGAAAACCGTTGTATAAGCCGTGCTCGACGGGACCGTGTACGTGTTCATGTCGCCGTACTTACGCGGGTCAACACACTTCAACCGCACCTGCCACTGAGCGAACACGTCAGTAACCGGTGTGAATTTGACCCCGCTATTACGCTTCGCATCCGCCCACTGAACCGAGCCATGCCCGGCCACCGTCAAGCGACCGGACATAGCCCCAGTGAAGAAGTTCATCGCCTCGTGGAGCTGCCCGTGACTCTTGGCGTGGAAGTTGCCGCCAATCGTGATCAGCCGCGCCTGGCTGTAGACGGGCAGGTCGAACTCGCCGTCCGCGTTAGGCCGGTCCGCGGACTCTCCCTTTGGGTCCGGCGAATCCCACCAGCCCTCGAACTTGTCATTCTGCGTGACCCACTCGCCGAACCGGTCAGTGCCGGAAAGGGTGCGCCCCGCCCATGTAATCTGTTCAGCCACCAAGACGGACACCCTGCTTCTGTAGTTCCCAACGGATCATGCCCATAGCCTGATCGGCTACTTCACGCGGCGCTGTTGTGCCATTGATGTGCTGCACAAGGTTGACGGACGGGCCAGACGCAGAAGCGCCAGCCGGGGCGGCCTGACGGGCAGGGGCACTAGCCGGCGCCATCTGTGCGTTCATCCGATCCAAATTCCCGTAGCCGATAGCCCGGGCCGCCGACGCCTTCAACACGTACTCATCCTTCGACAGCATGTGCGGGTTGGAGTCTGACGTGTCAGTACCAACGCCGAAGACCCGGCCACCAACAGCTTTCTTCTTCGGGATGAAGCCTGGCGCATAAACGCCAGCACCTTGACCCGCCGAACCGTCGGAAATTTGAGCAGGCAGCCCGACACGCTTCTCAAAGGTCGTCGCAATCGTGTTGATGTTCAGCGTGACCTGTTTCCCGTTGAGCGCATCAGCCTTGCCCTTGATCGAGTCAAGCGTGCCGGTCGCATGGTCCTTGATCCAAGTGTCAATGTTGACGTTCTTGGGGATACCCAGAGCCTTACGCGCCATCGTGTCCGCCGCGTCACCCGTGATGTCGAGCTGCCCGGCGGCGGTGATCAGATCCTTGTAGCTCTGACCTAAGCCCGTCTGTAACTCGGCCTGAGCCGCAGCCGAACCCTTAGTCGCCAGGGTTTCAGCGGCGGTCGCCTCAGCCTTGGTCATCGCAGCCTTGGCAAGATCGTTGTACGCCGACTGGTTGGCGCGGCCCTTCTCGGTGTCTAGGTCCAGGGTCTTGCCGTTCTTCTTGACCGACTCCGCAACCTTGTCGATTGCATCCTGATAGCCGATAGCAGCCTCAGATGATGACAGGGACAGTAGGCCAGCCGCGAAAAGCGACTTAGCAAACGCAGAGATGTCAGTCACGGCGCCCTGAGCGCTGAGGCCGACTTCCTCAAGCTGCTTCGCCATTTCCTCAGTGACGGGGGCAGCCTGACCCGCGGCGGTCGTGTACGTCTCCGTCGCAGTAGCGGCACCCGCCATCGAGGCGGGAATCTTTCCCATCGCATAGTCGAGCAAGTCCTGCTCGCTCAGGACGACACCAGCGGCGGTAGCCTGCGCCATCAGCGCATCCTTGTACCCGGGCAGAACCTCCAGGGCTTCCTTAGCCCCCTTGCCGTTCTTCTGAAACTCGGAAGTCAGGGCCTGAAAGTTCTTGGCCGCAGTCTCGCCCGCGCCGTTCTTGACCAGGTTCCCCATCTCGTCACCGAGGCCCTTGAACCTGTCTTCGAGTTGAGAAATTTCACCCTTGGGGAAGCCAAGGAAAGCAACGAACGGATCAAAGAACTTGTTGCCAGCGTCATTGAAGTTCTGATTTGTGAGGCGCGAAACGGCGCCGGACACGTTGTCGATGTTGCTAACGGCGGTCCCGAACGCCTTGTCGTAGTTCCCGAAGATCGAGTCAAGCCCGGACGCTTGCCCCGACTTACCGACCTTCAGGAGTGCCTGCCCGAAGTCCTCGGCAGACTTAGTGTCCTTCTCGGTGAACACTGCCCCGGCGACCTGCAACGCAACAAGCGCGATAGTGGCGATGCCAGCACCCTTAGCGACCCGCCCAATACCAGCAGCAGCCCTAGGCGCAGACGTTGACAGCGCAGCCATCGACGCACGGAACTCCAGGAGCTTCGGGAGTGTTGTCATGAGCATGCCGCCAAGCAGCAGCCCAGCTCCGGTGATACCGGCGATACCCACGCCCACGTTTAGTAGCGGTGCTGGGATCTTGCCGACCATATCAATCAGGTCCTCGGCGCCCTGCACAATGCCGCGCAGAGACTCGGCAGCGCCGGACCCTCCCTTGATGAGGACCGAGTCGAACGATCCACCCAACTTTTCAAGGTCGCCCGCCAGGTTGTCCTGCTTGATCGAAGCCGTAACCGCCGCATAGCCAGCATCGTTGACTTTGTCGGTCCAGTCCGAGATGCCCTGTGCGCCCTGCTCGTACAGCACGTTAGCGGCGCGGACAGCATCGGATCCGAAGATGACACCCATAGCCGCATTGCGGGCTTCCGGCGTCAGATCCTTCATCGAGGTCTTCAAGTTCTCAGAGAACTTCGACAGGCCGATAAAATTGCCCTGGGCGTCGTAAGCGGAGATGCCAAGTTTGGTCATCTCATTCTTAGCCTCAAGAGACTGCGGGGTGAGGCGCTGCAACATCGACTTGAACGACGTGCCGGCATCAGAACCCAGCAGGCCGGCAGAGGCAAAGGCCGCGAGCCCACCCGTAGTTTCCTCAATGGTCAGCCCGGTAGACGCGGCAACGAGGCCCGTCTGCTTCAGCGCCGCCCCCATGTCCGCAACCGAACCCTGAGCCTTGCCAGCGCCAGCAGCTAGGAGGTCTGCCAGGTGGGGGACCTTGTCACCAGAGAGCTTGAACTGGGTAAGCGCGGTAGCCGCTATCTCAGCAGCGTCCGCAACCCCCAGCGAGCCGGCAGCAGCCAGGGACAGCGCGCCCTTCAGCCCGCCGCCCAGAATGTCCTTGGTGGACACGCCAGCCTTCGCCAGCTCATCAATGCCGTTGGCGGCTTCCTTAGCGGAAAAGGCAGTGTCAGCGCCCGCGTTGACCGCAGCTTCCCGCAGCAGGTCCATGTTCCCAGCAGTCTCATGAGTGGACGCCTGAACCTCAGACATTGCCGAGTCAAACTCCATGAACGACTTCACCGCGATAGCAACACCCGCAAGCAGCGCGCCGCCCATAACCATCGAAGCCTTGCCGACACGGTCCAGGTGCTGTTCGTTCTCCCGGGCAAACGAAGCCGTACGGTCAGCGAAATCCGTAGTCGCCTGCTGCGCCGTACGCATCCCAGAAACGAAACCCTGAACCTTGGCCTCAAGCGCGATAGATATGCTGCGATCAGCCATGAGGCCTCCTGTGTTAGTGATCTACTGGGGGTGCTCCAAAACAGGGGCGATCATCAGCGCCGAGTTGTTCGGCTGGTCCTTATACGGCTCCATCGCGATAGCCCGCGCCGTCGTGGCATGGCACCGGATCGGCAGCCCACCCTTGAACTTCATTTCGTTATCAGGGCTCGTGCACACCGAAAGCGGGGAGCCGCAAAGAGGGCATAACGAGCCACGGTAAGCTTGCAACGCAAGCATCACCGTCTGCTCGGCCTCGTCCCACTCAGGCTCAGGCCGTGACGACACAAGCCGCCCAGCCGAATACTCATACGCGGTCGCAGGTTCCCAGCCGTGAAACCGCTTCAACGAAATACCGAGAGCGTGCGCCGTCTCTACGTCTGATCGGAGGGCTGGATCATCCTGAAGGCGCTGAGCGAAAAAGGGACCTCGTTCCGCCCCTTATTCACGCGCAAGGTAGCGAGCACGAAATCCTCATACTGGGAGTCGGTCATGTCGTCAGCGAGAGCATCCCACTCGTCAGCAACAACGAACGGCAACTCCTCGCCGGCGTGGTTCTCAACCCCGGCAATGGACTTCGGGACAGCCGACTTCATCAAGGCCTCAACGTTGAAGCCGTACGACTTATCCAGCGCGTTACCCTCACGCGGGGCATGAGCCGCAACAAGATCATTCCAGTCGCCGCGCTTCATGCCACGGACCAAGAACGACACCGTCGCCGCCTTCATCTCTTCCTCGATGTCGTTGACCTTCTTAGCCAGATCCTTAGCCGGATCATTCAGCCGGGCATCAGCAAGAGACTGCGAACGGGCCGCATTGAACTCAGCCTCCGCAGCCTCA